GTATTAAACCTTTCTTCTCTGCATAATTGATACCTCGCTGAATATCTTTAACCAATTCAGCCATAAACAATTCACGATTCTCGAAAAACATTTTAGTCTTACGAATACGTGCCTGCTGAATTACATTGGTATTTTCACCTTTCTTAATAAGTCCCCCACGTCCTGCTGTATTAAGACAACCGGCAATACAACCAATAGTGGCTTTAGGGCATACTTGATATCCAGAAAGATCATAAGGTGCTAAATGAAGAATGAAAGTTAAATAACCTTTACTTTCACCTTTCATAATCTTGGGATTACCGGTTGTCAATAAATTCATAATATCTCCTTACTTGGTAGTATAATACCAATTGTTTAATTTAAAAGTTCCAATATCTGCATCAGTAGCATATGCTTCGATATACAATTCATTAACACTAATAATATTAAGACTGGTATATCTAAGAATCTCTTTAGCATCTGACACAGAAAATATAATGTGCGTCATATTATACTATCTCCAATTCATTCATAATACTTTTTAATGCAGTATCAATATGGTCATCATTCAGATAAGAATATAATGTATCACAAACAAAAGTATTCAATCTTGCCGCTTGTAATGCATCCCATCTTAATCTCTTATTAATATCTTTAACTCTAATATCACTCACCAATACTTCATTCTTCCAGATAATCAATTTGTCTTTAAGTGGTGATATAGAATTTAATAAAAACTTATAATGATCTTTTTTGATTTTCATAATATATCTCACTTATTAACTAAATCGAAAATAAATTCTACTGCGGATTCTCTATCATTAAAGAAACTCATATTCAATTCATATAATGAGTCATTTTCTTCATGGAACTGTTTTAATGAATTCACTTCATTAAATGCAGAATTAATACTGGTAAACAATTTAATACTATTATTAGGGAATATTGCATCATCTTTGAATGAAACAACAATAAAGTCTCTACTCATAATATAATCTCCTCATCAATCTACAGAAACCATTATACACGGTTCCATGGAAAAAGATAATCAGTCTTTCTTATGGTTAGTATAAGAGGTGCTTATAGTGCCTGGTAGTGTAGAAAAGTAGTAAAAAGTAGTAAAAAGTGGGAAAATACAATAAAAATACTTCAATAAAATCAATGAGTTATAACATAGAAATAACAGTATTGTAAGTCATTGATATTGTTACGCATTTTGTGTCGCGGATATAGTGTTGTGAGTGGGTTAATATTGGACTAAACTCGACACCGAAATGCCGAATTATTCCAAGTAATTCCGTGATATATCAGTTAAACTTAGTAACCTTAATACCAACATTCAAATCTTTATATACTTTTCCATTTAATCTCGGATCAGGTTCACAATGTTGAATCTTGCCACCATTCCGTACAAATTCCAATACTTGCTTTGCACATTCTAATGCTTCTTTTTCTTTACTTGTATCGATAGGTGCTTTGATCATATAAACCTCATAATATAATTTGGAAAAGATTATGCCGACTAAGCAATCTTATTCAGAAAGGTCGGGTACCAGATATTACTAACAGAGATTATCTTATATAATTTAATCGGCTTATAAGTTCCCGTAGGTTACAGCCCGTCAATAAATTATACTTGATACTGTTATTTATAATATCTGATATTTTGACATAGACTATCTCACGATAGTTTCGGATATTAAATCCTCATCAGTATGCCTATGTTAGTATCAATACCATTAATGCACAACCTAATGTAAACGGTAGAGCATATTGCAATAATTCTTCCATTATTTTACCTCACTAATGGTAGTATTAATGGTGTGACTGAATAAATGTACACCTTTGCCTACAATATTACTAAAACCATCTGGATTGGTTAAAGCAAAATACAATACTGCGAAAAGGATAATGTATTTCATATTAGGCCTCACTCATTAAAAATGCAATCTTACCTTGGATATCCTTTGCTGCTTTAGGATTACTTTCGGTTAAATGATTAATAACACTAGTAAGATATCCAACCAAATAAGCATTTCTATAATGCAATTGGTCTAAACTATTAGAAAACTGATACTCTTTATCAATTTTAACCGTTTCAATGGTTTTCACCAAGGTACTACCTAATTCTACTTTACTCATTCTTTAACTCCAAAATGTTGTTTAATCTGTTCTTCAACAAATTCAGCATCACGATAATTTGATATATTCATTACATGATGCTTGGCAAGTTCAGTACATTCTTCAATCAATAACTTGGCAAACTTTTTCAAATCTTCCTCTTGAAAACATACAGTCGATGGCATATTGTGGTCACCGTGTTCCCAATACCCGTTGGACTTAACTATAAGTTCTTTAATTCGGTTATTCATACTTGCTCCACATTTAATCTAATAATATTCTTAAAATAACTCACTGGTACTTTTCTCATATTCTTAATGGCATCAGGTGATACACCATTTTGCTTTAACCATTTATTAATATGAGTGATTGTCGTTTTGCTATGATATTCATCGGTTACAACAAAACCATCCATCCATGAATAAGCAGCTACTGGCGTTTCATATGAAAAGAAAATATCACATTTAGGGAAATGCAATTCGGTCATATTAGATCCGATTACTTTTAATTTAAATTCACTCATATAGTGCTCCGTTCGTTTCATCACATTACAGAGACCATTCTACAGTAGTATCGGCAGTTTGTCAAATCTTTTTGCGTACGGATTACATAGTGGCCACAATGCTTTTGGAGATGCTGACAAGTTCCTGACAGAGTGGTGCTTACGGATAACGCAGTGGTCATCAGTGTTTTGCCGTGATGCTATTCTGAGTGTGTGTGGAGTGTGTATAAGTGATTGCTTGGAGATCTTGTGGCCATTGGGTTATAACCGCTTATATAAAAAAAGTTATGGTGGTGTCAAACTCGGAATTCAGTAACTTTTTTTCTCGGCCATTTTCCATGGATTTCGAAATTTTTCCCGGCCAATTCCTGTCATTTTCGAATTTTTGTCCGGCGGTAAATCACATCTTCAGCATATCGTAGTATGTGTAGTTTCTCTCCATATACTTCGATGGATTCTCCAAGTAACAGGCCTCTAAGTCACCCGGTCTTCTTTTATCGTAGACAACATCAAAATCAACTTCGTTGGTTTGTTTGAATATATCTATGATTTCTCCGACTGTTTTAGTATCACCATAAGCAAGATTCTCAATACTATTAGAAGGATTTTCAATAGCCTTGATGATGGCACGACAGATATCATTCACATGGACATATTCTCTTACACAAGTACCGTCAGAAGTATTATAGTCATTCCCATAGACTGTGAATGATTTCGTCTTTGTTGCTTCAATCAATTTGTAGAATAGTCCGTCAGGATTAGTAGGTTCATATCCATCAGTACCAATTACATTATAGAATCGAAAGATTGTGTGATTCTTAGATTTCTCTCTGACGATATCTTCAGCAATACGTTTAGAGAATCCGTAAGGTGAATCAGGTGATGCGGCAGCACCTGTAGATGCAAAGATAAAGTTATTGCATTCTACACTATCTAGGAGATTGATTGTACCTTGTACATTTGTTCTATAGTATTCTGTAGGTTTACTCACTGATTCACCCACACGAACGAGGGCTGCCAGATGAATGATTGTATCGAACTGCCATGGCATATCATTCAGACTAAACATATAATCTTCTAGATCATATAGTATATCAAAGTTAATCTTCTTATCTAACCGATATACATCATAGTCTAGTTTACTCAGCATCTTGCACAGATGTTGTCCGATGTAACCTTCTGAACCAGTAACTAATATTTTCATTCGAATATCTTTGACCATTTTTTAAGTTTCTCTTTCTTATTGATTCTAGCAGCATTCACAAATGAATCTGATAGATACCCTCTCTGAATCAATATATCAATCATTGCTAATAGATCACCAATCTCTTCTTCTAGTTTCTCACGATTAGTAGGAGCATTACTATCAGGCCATCTTGTCTCAGTTCCAAATCGCAACACTTTAGAAATAGCCTGTGTCACTTCTGCACATTCTTCTTGAGTAATCAATAATGTTTCTTTTATCGATTCAATCAATTTTTTATCCATTCAGTAATACCTGCTCAACAATAACATCATCATCAGAAGCAGAGAGAATAAAATTCTCACATACATTTTCTGCCTCTTGTTGTACATTGAAATGTAACCACTGAACTTCTTTATTGTCAATGTAGAACTTTGCCAAGTATGTTCCAGAATTATAACACACTTCTGCTTTTCTTGTACAGTTATTAAAGGTCGATACTACTTTCATATTTTTCTCCTATGCAATCATACCAATAAATCGATTCAATACAACACGGCTAGTATTTCTCTTACCTGCATACTTAGTAAACGCCGTAAGTAACTTTCTTTTTGTTGCATTTTCTTCTACGACCAATTCTGCATCTTCTTCGATTTCCATACCTTTAGAATTCAACAGATAATACTCATCATAACCTTCAGATTTCAATGTGAGATATTTCTCGTTTCTGAATTGAGACTTAATCGCATCATGATTAATACCGATTCCAAAGAAATCATACACTTTACTTTTGAAAGTATAAGATGACAATACATAGAAACCCAATACATTACTTTGTGTGCGAGCCTTCAATAATTTAATATAACCCGCAGTCATTTTCCTATGATCTGCACTCCAAAATACTTCTTGATGTTTAGTCACAGGATCACGAACCACCAATTTAGAAGAAGTATATCGAACCATCGAATCTTCACCTAGAACACGATCAGTGCGACTACCTTCACCATCAGTTAAAATGACAGTATTCACAATCTGAAGTTTATTCTCTTTCTGAAACTTAGGCACAATTTTCATTGCAGCAATAATCGTTTCGTTCAGCGGTGTACCACCTAGATCCATCCATCGAGGTGTGCCAGTATGATCACGATTGCCAAATTTCAACAAATGCTCTGCGGCATACGAAAACTCACTTGCAGACATCTTTGAAGAAAAAATATTCATTAGAGTGAATCTATCTAGACCAATATCACCATCTTTCTCTGTTACATTCCAAGATTGCTTACGTGCCCTCTCTAAATAATCTTCATTATCGTTAAAGTAATTATCAGTGAATGCATACACTTCAAAAGGTATACTAACCTTACGGCAAAATGCAACAAGATTATATAATTGTTTGATCGTATCTCCCATGTATTCTGACATACTACCCGACCAATCAAGGAACATTACCAGACCGTGTGATTTACCACCGGGAATAACTGTAATTTTCTTGAAGATATCTTCACTGAATTTATAGTTATGAATCTTGTTGAGATTTAACTCACCAGTCTTAGCAACGGATGCTCTCTTCATCTGATCCGCATTCTTTCTCAATTCAAATTCTTTGGTGAGATAAGATACGGCACGATTTGAATCTTTCCGAAGTTTTATAAAATTTTCTTTGGAACGGCTTTCACATTCTGTAAAAAATTGTGCATGTACAGTCTTACCGTATGCATCACTAAACTCATTCTTTTTTGTATTGTAATCAGATTTATATCTGTTCCAAAAATATTTGTATTCAACAATTGCCTGATCAAGATTTACATCTGGAATATTACCATACCGATAATTCACATTTGAGTGTAGGCGTTCTTCATTCTTACGAAATGCTTCATCTGTGAATGATCGGATCTCTTCTTCATCATCAGTAATAGATGATTCACCTTTAGCATCAGTTAAATTAGAATTCTGTTTACCCGGAACAGTTTCTTCAGGATCTTTAGGTGTCTCTTCACCAGTACCTTCTGTATCTTCAGTTTCATTCTCTAGTTCTGATTCATCACCAAAGTCATCATAATCGTTCCAATCATCCATTCCTGAATCCGATTTAAATGATTCTTCTTCATCGTCATACTCTTCTTTACTTTGTTGTTTGTTCTTTTCTTTTTCTTCTTTGATGTGGTCCATCACCTTCTTGCAAAGAGTAATAACATCATCATATGATTCAGTTGATTCTGCCTCACGAACCAATTGTTTCTCTTTCTCAGAGAATTTAATACCTAAGGATGTACCACCTTTTGAGTAAAGATTTAAACGATCAATGAAGTTCATAAGATTGAGATCAGTACCTAAGGTATTGAAGAAATCTTTTTCAATTAATTCATTGTATCCTTTGAGGAAAGATTGACGAATACCAGGATATTTGGTTTTGATTTTCTTTTCAATACGAACATCTTCAAGTACATTCATGATGGACTTGGATAATTTCATTTCATATGCTTTTTTCATGCCGTCAGCGGGAGTATACAAAGCATGACCGACTTCATGACCCATGAATAGATCATATAAGAATGATGAAATGTTATTATCAAGTACGGGAACGGTGAGAATACGATTTTCAACATCAAAGGATGCTGTTTGAACCTTACGCTGTTCAATAGTAAGGTTTTCAGTTGCCATCAATTTGGCCAGAAGGGATTTAGATTGAATGAGTTCCATGTGATCTCCTAGTTGATGAGACCATTATATCAGAGATTGATGATATGGTCAACCGATATGTTCGTAAGTGTTGTATTTTAACAACACCTTTTTAAATTTCTTAACCATATCTTTACAATTTGAATAATCCATTCCAAAATCTTTAATTAATTCTTTTTTAGGTTCTGTTGCCATGTATGCTTGAATTTCATCAAATAGAACATTATTACCATATTGCCTTGTATTAGTTAATACAGAACACATTCTATTGTAATCATCAATATGATTAGTTTGAAACTCTTTAATTAATTCACTCATTTCATTTTTATAATCTAGATTCATGTAATATAATGCATGAGCAATTTCATGATCAATTGTATTGGTATCATTCATTAATGTTCCAATAACATAATACTTTCTATCTAGATTGAGTCTATCTTTAATCAGACTAATCAGCATACTTTCACGAGGATAATATTCAGCATTAATCTTATTACTCCATTCTTCTATTACATATCCTGGAACATTAAATCCAGTCCAATAGTTAAAGTAATTAAGTTCACCATCAGATTTCATTTGTTCTTCAACAAATGTTTCTAATGTGAATGCTTTTTGATATAAATTAGGATTTGCCGATTCGTAATACTCTTGGACTCTAAAAAAAGACATAGTAAGGTCTTTTTGTTCATTAAATTTAATTAATAAGCAATTATCGACAACAATTTCAGTTTTAAAATTCATTATTTCTTCTCAAGTGTCCAAGATGTTTTTGTTTTATTTTCATTATCTAATCTACGACTTTCAATCATATGTTCAGCAATCATTTCATCAATAAGTGTTCCAGAGTAGTCAAAATCATATTTTACGAGATGATATGCTAAATCTTGAGGAGTAATAAATCTTAAATTGTCAAAAATTTCAGAAAGTGCTTGCTGAATAACATCTTCTTCACTTTTATCTAACATAATATATTTTTTCCTGTTAAAGAACTTCGTTTTTTCGACCGAGTGATGCAGGATTCATACCTGGTGTGACATAAACATAAGAAGATTTATGTACAGGTGCTGTACACATAGCAATTTCGTCAACTTTTTGCTTATCTGATTCAGAAAGTTTGTAATAATCTTTCATAATACCAGATTTTGTCAAAGGACCGAGAACAACAGTATCTAAAGATTGTATTTTTGCAGTTTGTCGATAATTTGGCAACAAATATTCATCACCTAATGTCGTTTTTACATTAGGTTTCTTAGGTTTTGTCTCAATATTAAGAGATTTTAACCATTTTTCATATTCTTGCTGCTTTTTTACACTAATTTTACGTTTTTTTGACTTGGCAATTTTCGCATGAATAATCATTTTAGACTTCCATCACATAAAAATACAGTATATCACGAAAAATTCATGTAGTCAAGTGTAAATTTACTTCATGTAAACAGTTTCAGCCTCATTTTCTTGAAAAAACTTCTCATATTCGAAATTTTTCATGTGTTTTTTAATTTCTGTATGAGTTTTTCTCTTTTTACCGTTCGGTTTCTTAGAAAAACCAAAATCATCATTATAATCTTTGTTCTTTCTGAACTTTCCTAAAAACTTTGACACCTACTTCTCCTATATTATGGAATTAAATTGGGAAATGCTTCTTTCACAAACTTATAATTCAAGCCTTTTACACCTAAATCTTTCTTAAAGATACCAATAACAACTTCAGCCTCACGAAATTCTAAAGATTCTAGAATTTGTAATAGTAATTCGTTTCTTTTTTGCGGGGATAGTTTTTCTGCTGTCGGATTACCCTTTTGGAAAAGGTATAGTTTTCTCAACTGAGCAGATATTTGAGATATTGAGATTCCAGGAAGAGTATCCGGAGCCTTGTAGTTTTCTGGTAAATCAGAAACCAACCATTCAAATTGTGGATGGTATGCCAATTTTAGAACTTCTGTTAATGTATGTGATAGATTTTTCTCTATCACTGCCATTCTTTCTTTTTTTGAAGATGCTTCTTCAAATTCATCAAAAATCTCATACATATTTTTCATTAGAATTCCTCAATTACATCCATTAAATTCTTTAATTTGTGTTCAATAAAATAACTTAACATTTTCTGTTTAGTTGCAGGTTTTGTTTCTTCGTATGTATTTATGATTTTCTGTTTTAGTTCGGAAGGAATCATGTTCAAATCAATCAGCATTTCATTTCTAGAGTAACCTATTCTAGAGTTTTCATCCCATTTAGTATGGTCCTCTGTCAGCAACTTTTCTAACACACCTTTTGTGATAGGTTTTTGTCTGAGATCACGAACAAAACAATCAGATGGTGATAGAATGTTTGGAATACCATCACCTTTATCACCCTTGATGATTTTCTCTTTTAATTCTAGTGTCGGATTAACAGATTTAACAAATTTCTTCTGAATGGGATTATATTGCTTCACATTCTTATACTTTTGAAGTTGAATGAAATCACCATCACTGGAAATAATCAATACCTTATCATGTACACTTTGTCGAGGAGCCAAAGTACCGATAATATCATCCGCCTCGGCATTTTCAACATCAATCACTTTGTACGGAAAAGATTCTCGTAATTCTTGTTTGAATTTATCTAACATAGAGAAAATTAGATGCCAATCTAAATTAGACTTCTCTCTAGATTTTTTACGACCTGCTTTATAATATGGAAAGTACTCTTTACGCCAGTATTTTCTATTGTCACAACATAAGACAACTTCACCATACTCATCTTTGAAGTTTTTCACATGTGTACGGATGATATTCAAAATCATATGACGAATCAAATCTTCTTCTAATTTCACAGACTTGTTTGAAATCTGTGCCATCAGTCCAGCCAACAATACTTGATTTAGATCAATGAGAATCATGATATACTCTGGTTATTTTACAATGATTTATTATATCACGAATTGATTATACTGTCAAGTAGTTTATCTGCGGTATATTGTGAGGTTGTAGTCTTCTTCATAAACATGCCATACCATCCTTGAGGTATCAAGGTTGAAGCATAATCAAGAGGAGATACAAGTACAGCATCGAACTTATCATATGAACAAATATCACCACTATCATCAAATTTAAATGTTATTATGTGATAAGAATCGCCTACGTGACCCACATCTAGTTTTTCACCGGGATCAACATAATCTAATAACTCAATTTCCATTTCATCATCACTATCTCCGGGAAGGAAATAGATAATGTCGAAACTTCTATGGCTCATTTCCCTTAAGTAATCTAACATTATATCCTTTAATATGTGATTTTCTTACTCTAACCATTATCCATGTATTGTAATAATCATCACTTTCCATTACATTACGAGAAAATTGTTCCTTCGCTTCCAGATAACTACATTCACCTTTAGATTTACATATATGTAATATAGTTCTGTTGAAGTTTTCTTTTCCTAACTTGATCACATCATTTTTTAGTTCTTCATTAGAACCATAATAGTCTTGCCAATCACTTAAAACTTTATATCTTTTTTTCTTACCTTTGACTTGTTTGGTTCTTGCTGAATGAAACAGTTTTTTGCCGATGTACTTTCTACCACTAATCAAATTGGTTATTTCGTACACAAAACCTATATTATCATCAATCAAGTCTTCTGTAAAGTCTTTTTCTTGATAAATCCAATTTAATCCCATGATTCATCATCAGAGTAATCATCATCTTCTTCATCATACTCTTCCGTCAACTCTTCTATCATCTCTCCACAGAAAGGACAGTGTTCTGGATACTCTTCGGATGCTAATTCTTGGTAATATTGTATGGAGTAAGTTGATTCACAACTTAGACATTCTCCCGATACTATTTTTTCTATCATTTGATTTACTCTCTATTTTTGTTATTATTTGGCCCACACATCACCCCAATCACCAGATAATGCACCTTTGGCATAATCTGTTGCACGATTCTCAAAGAAGTTAGTGTGTGTTGGAGCATTAATCATTTCTTCTACCCACGGTAATGGATTCTTTTTGACTTTGAATACACCTTTAAGTCCTAGTGAAATTAGTCTACGATCTGCAATATATCTTATATATTTCTTAACTTCTTCTGATGTTAACTCTTCCATCTGATTTACATTAAATGCTAGATCAATAAATCTATCCTCTAGTTCAACCATTTTTTCGGCAGTTGTATATATCTGTGATTTTAAATCATCTGTCCAAATCTCTCGATTCTCTTCAATATATGTTCTGAAAAGTTTAATCATAGACTCACAATGCTGAGTTTCATCAACAATAGACCAAGTAACAATTTGACCCATACCTTTCATTTTACCATGTCTCGGAAAATTTAATAACATGATGAATGAACTAAACAGTTGCATACCTTCAGTGAATGCTGAGAATACTGCAATATGTTTTGCTGTATTTTCTTTACTCGTATTTTTACTTGCAATGTCCATGATATAGTCATGTTTATCTTTCATCTCTTGATACTCTAGGAACTCATTATAAGTCGTTTCCGGCAGACCTAAAGTCTCGATGAGATGTGAGTATGCTGCGATGTGTAATGCCTCCCTGGAAGCGAATCCAAGAAGCATCATACGCACTTCTGGTTGAGGAAAATATGGAAGATAATTTCTAACATATCCACCAGCAACATCAATATCACCTTGAGTAAAAAATCTAAAGATATGTGTTAGAAATTGTTTTTCTTCTTTTGTTAGTTTCTTTTTCCAATCTTTAACATCTTCCAACATTGGAACTTCAGTATGCAACCAGTGTGACTGCTCATGTTTCAACCAAGAATCATATGCCCATGGATATGTAAAAGGTTTAAAATAATCTCTTTCGTTTGTTAGTGTTAAGTCTTTATTCTTTTTAATCATTTTTATCCTTCACAAGCAATGCAATCATTGCCTTGTGCTATTTGAGTTAAGTCGAGTTCTTTAATAACTTGTCTTTCAATTTTCTTTGAAACTTTATCTGCTTTACCTATTTTCTCAGAACGGCAATAATAAAGTGTTTTCAATCCTTTCTTCCAAGCCATAAAGTGAATCGCATGTATATATTTGATATGTGAATCAGGTCTGAAGAAAAGATTCAAAGATTGCGCTTGGTCAATAAACTCTTGTCTATCAGCAGCAAGATCAATAACCCATCTTTGATCTATTTCCATAGATGTTTTGAATACTGCTTTTTGTTGTTCATCTAATATATCTAAATGTTGGACTGAACCATCATTTGCAATTATTGATGACCAGACTTCATTATATTTCTCTTCTTCTGGTAACAAATCTTTAAGTATGATATCCAACCATCTATTTTTGTTAAGATATGATCCAGATAAAGTATCTTGCCTATATGCATTAGCACGATATGGCTCAATAGAAGGAGAAGTATTACCCATAATGATAGAAGAAGAAGCATTGGGAGCAATAGCCATAAGATGACTAAACCTACGACCTGTGTTATAAGCATCAGGCGCTTCACCTCTTTCATCACCCAATTGTAAATTTGCTGCATCCAATTTCTCCCTAATGTTTTTAAACATATTCCTATTGGTTATTTTAGCAACAACACTTTCAAAAACTATTCCATTTTTCTGTAAATATGCATGAAATCCTAATGCACCAATACCAATGGATCGTTCACGAGCAGCAGAGTATCTTGCTCTTGAAATCACATCGGGAGCATTATCTATAAAATGTTGTAATACATTATCTAACATTTCCGCAACATCTTTGAGGAATAACTTATTATCTTTCCATTCGTCATAGTTTTCTAAATTCAAACTAGATAAGCAACATACAGCAGTTCTTTCCTCATTTGTAGGTAGAACAATCTCAGAACAAAGATTTGATTGATGAATTTTCAATCCCTTTTCTTTCAAGAAGAATGGTAAGGATTTGTTACTCGTGTCAATATAGTGGATATAAGGCTCTCCGGTGTGCATACGCAATTCTAATATCATCTGCCATAGATACTTAGCAGAAACGACCTCACGCACCTGTTTAGAGTTTGGATCGATTAATTCCCAACTATCATCATAGTCTGGATCTAACATACACTTCTCAATGATGGCCATAAAATCATCAGTAATGTTTACTCCATGATGGAGATTTAAACATCTTACATTTGGGTCTCCTGTTGGCTTTCGCATCTCCAAGAACGGAATAATGTCGGGATGGCTGATATCAAGATAAGCAGCATAAGAACCACGGCGAGTCCTACCTTGGCGGTAAGCAAGAGAACTCGCATCGTATATTTTAAGATGAGGCATAACGCCAGTAGACTTATCATCGGCAGAACGAATACCAAAGCCAATACCCACACCACCACCGAACATAGATAGCCAATTAGTTTCTGATAGATTCTCAACTAAACCCTCCGCAGTATCTTCAACATAATTAAGAAAACAAGAAATAGGTAGACCTCTTTTAGATCGACCAAATGATAAAATGGGTGTGGAGTAACTCAACCAATGTTTACTACTATAATCATATAATCTTTGAGCGTGTTCTGGATTTGAAGAGAATGACTTTGAAACGAATGCAAATCTGTGTTGAGGTGATGTTTCATCTTCTCTCATATAACTTTCTTGAAGTCTTTTGATGCCTAGATCATCAAATAAACTATCTCTATTTAAATCTATCTCTATTCCCAAGTATTTCATATATTCCTACCTTATTATTCTATTTTATAAATTCAGTGATGATTGGAAAAATTGATTCTATCTCATCTGCACATGCAAGAGCAACTTCACGATGTTCTTTTTGTGTTTCAATTCCGCTTCGTATCTGTATATAGTGAATCCAAGATCGTAAAGTTCCATTCATATACATTCTACTTTTTGTCATACCCTCAGGTAATATTGATCTCGCTTGTTCTTTTGCAATACCATTTTCTAAAGCCCATTCATAATGAGTTTGTATGTTTGATACGAGAACTTTTTGAATACTATTCCATTTTTCTTGCAATTCAAGATTGTCAGTTTCAATACTATTCTGCCTATTTTTTAAGTCTTGTAGTCTTGCTTCACGCACTTCAAATCCCAACTGTGAAGCATCGGCATATCTTTGACTAAATTCTTGAAAACTAAAACTTCTATGTCTTAGGATTTGTCTTGCAATATCTCTAGTTGTTTCAATTTCAAGACAAACATTTACCATCTCCAAAGGAGACCAATGTTTATTTTTGATAAGATACCGAACTAACTTTTCAGCAGTTTCATTATTATGTTGATTTGATGGATTGGATACACGAGCAGCATATGCAACTTGTTCTAATAAATTTTTACCATCTTCTGTCTGCGAATAATTAATCAATGTAACTTTCATATTATACCTTTTTCCAATTCACGAATTCCATCTTTGCTCTCAAATTTACAAATGTGTTTTTCTCAATTATATCTAATAATTCTTCAATGTCAAAACCGGATAACACCATATCGTTTATGTCTTTTTCTTGAATCATCTCTGGCCAAATAACAACATTGAAATGTTCATCAATAGCCTTCTCTATAAGTTTAACAATGTCTTTGTTTCTAGGTTCATTATCAAAAATAAGTGTAACTTTGCTTCTATCGAATAGATCAACAACAGATTGTAAATTTGAATTGGCAACTGCTATACCATTCTTAAGAAACATTGAATCTATAGGACCTTCAACAACATATATCATCTGTTCTTCATCGACTTTATCTAATCCAAATGCTTTGGTACCTTCATCACTCATTTTAATAGTGATGTATCGCATTTTAGATTCACCCAATGCTCTACCTTGAAATGCTATCAGATTACCATCTTTATCATAGAATGGTATGACTAATCTTTGATCATTGTCATACAATTCTTTTTCAATACCTAGATCAGTTACAAACTTCTTAAAATCTTCCGCAAAATATAAATCAGAATATCTATCCTTAGGAATCATTCTGTTTATAACATATTTTTTAGCAAAATGATCATCAGATAGTGATTCGATACTAGGTATATCCAACTTCTTCTTAAAAACTGGAGTTGATGTTTTGACTTCATTAAACTCCGGTTTCGGATAGTTGTTGTTACCTGTCTCACCATTTTTATATCTCTCTAGAGCATATTCGCTAACAAGAGATGGATCAACTTGTTTGAGGAAGTTGTAAAAAGTTGTACTAATGCTACAGTTATGACACATGTAGAAATAGTCGTTCTTTTTACGGTAAACGTAACCTCTAGATTTTGTTTTATTTTTCTGTGAGTCCCCACAGAGAGGGCAACGAAAGTTGTATAGATCGTCTTTTTTGCGTGTAAATCTTTGTAGTTTTGGTGAAACTCTCAAAAGGAAACTTCTATCAATAAAAACACTCATATTATAATATTTAACTCAATGTATGAAGATTCCTTTCATTATATCAAAGTTTTCACGAGAAATCAACCACATTAATAACATAATGGCACCAACGGTCATCCACTTCCACTGATTCAACTTCTCAAGTTGAGATTCTTCATATTTACCACGCTTTAACATTTCTTCACGCAGTTCTTTTATGTCACCAGTAATTCTTAATTCAGATAAATGCATTTTGTCTAATACAACATCTATTCGGTCGTGGATTTCTTTAATGTCAGATTCAGTTTCAAGTCTTCTATTGTCCATATCGGTATATACTTTGGCAATATGACGGTCGTGCTGGTCTACCAGTTTTTCTATGACTGTATCCATTTTTGAGCAGAGTGTTGTTAAGGTTGAAACTTGGGTTTGTAATATACCAATATCAACTTTTACATCGACGCATTCGTCTGAAGCCTGTACCATTTTATCTCTTCTTTATCGGTGTTATTTTGTGACCATCAAATTTGTGATGATGTTTGATTACTTTTTTTGGATGATGAGGAACTTTTGCTTCAGCATTTAGTGAAAATACAATCATTGTTGCTAATAATGTTATAATTGCTTTCTTCATATTTATTTTCCTTTATCTTTCAGGTGGAGTTGATTGTGGTACTGAAATTGGTGTTGATGTTGATACAGGAGATGTCATAGATGTAACCGATGATTGCATCATGGAAGAACTAGTCATACCCATTCCTGGAAAACCAGAAGAAATGTTCACTCCTGCCATTTTCTCTTGTGTTCTACCATAAGCACTGATACCTATGATTGCACCCATAGAGAGATGAAACAATCCAGCACCTTGCATAGTCAATGGTTGCCACTGAGATGTCACTTGACCTTTATAAACTGCTTGCAACAAAGACCATAATATGGGTGCTGCAATAAAATCAAAAACACAGACGCAGAGATACATCCAACCCATCGCTGGACGCCATTTACTATTTAACCAATGTTCCTCTTGTGCATCAGGAGTATCAGTAGGTATCTCAGTTATTGAAGTTGTTTGATCACTTATTGTACTAATCATGATGTTCGTGGTTGTGGAACTCAAATAATGTTTTCACTTTTTCTTCTAAAACTGAAACTCTATTATCGAGTTTTGCTAATACGATTACTAAAGATACAAATCCAACTGCTATAGGCCATAATTTAGATATTAGGTCTATTGTATCCATTTTGTTTTATTTTCCTTTTTTAGTGTGAATTACATGTTTCCATAAAATAGAATGTTATATGCTTCATCATAGCGATTCATTCTATCCTGTAATCCCAATTCACCACCATTTATAACTCTTGTAATTTGTTTAATGTCTTGACTATCTGCTAATGTATTTAGATTTTTATTTTCCCAGAAGAAACAAGCAGACTGTACTGCACCCTCATAAGTTCCCAAGTATGCAGGAACATCATCAATACTCATTGACAATGAATCTGCAAAATCTTGGTAATTACTTCTACCAGTCAATTGTATCAAACCACGCCCACAGAATTTCCATCCATCTCCACTTACCTCATCACCATTACCCATTCTATTTGCATATGCTCGATTAGCAATCATTTCTTGATTATGAGCATATTGATTTGCAATTTCCATGGTTGGAAAATGACTTGGCCAAGTTCTCATCAAACTTTCTGCTTTATAGTTTAGATTTTCTTGAACTGCTGTGAAGTCGGCAGATTCGTGGGCACACTGTGATATGAATGCTGCTATTCTTGGTGGAGTATCTATCTGATAGTCTGGTAAAACTTTAATTAATGCGTTATACCAATTCACATAGTCTGGATTATTATGTAATAGATTTCTTAGTTGATCTACTGTTAGATTCATTTCAAATAGCACCTGCCAATTGCACTACACTCATCAAAACAGAGTAATAGTTTTCATTTGTGTTTAGTTGATCACTTTGTTGACTTATTTCTTGCATAATATTTAAATCATCAACCAATTCTTTAAATTCTTGTGCAGATATTGCTTGCAACATATATTGATTTTTATATTCCTGCGCTCTTGCGGTTAGTTCTTGAATTAATATCATTTTGGTTTTCTCCCGATAACCTTTTGAATTTCCTCTGCGGAAATGGCAATAATATTTAGTTTTTCTTTGCAATAGAAATCACTAGGATTATCTTTTCTATGTAATTGATCTATAAGTATATTTAATTTTGTTACTAAATCAAAAGATTCTTGATTTCTAGGAAGATATTGACTAAAGTTTTTAAGTTCTACAGACAATTCATATAATTCATTAATAGATATCTTGTTACAATCATGAAGTTGTGCATATGTTTTTATTTTATTAATAAGTCCATATTCATTACTATCATAGTTAGCAACAAGTATAGAACAACTTGTGATTAAAAAACAAAATGGTATCAGATATTTCATGGATTCAATTCTTGCTGTTCTCTTATCCACTCCTGTAATGCTTTCAATTGTTCGGCAACTCTATGATATAATTCATAGTTTTCTACTATTGTTTTTTCTGCGGCAGAGAGTTCAATTCTGGAGGCGGTTCCATCAGTTCTTTCGGTGGTTGAGGAAAGGGAATCTTTAGCGGCGTTGTTGAACACGCTGACAAAAGACTCAGGCAAAGTACACATGTGATCGTCTTTAGTTGTGATAGATTCAGCAATTTTAGCATAGTCATGATTTAATTTCTTCCTTTTACTTTTATATTTCTTAATAATATATTTTGTTACAACAACTTGCTGGACTTTTGCTTCTTGAACTTCTTGTTTCGCATTTATCAAAATATCTTGACGACCTTCAATATAAAAACCTAAACCGAATATAGCAACCGCTAATAATCTAACTGGAAGTCTATAGAAAAAAGGTATCAATATTTCAAAAAACATTTCAAAAATAAAAAGGGCAGAACCTGTTGCAATTATAGCCCAAGGAACCCAAGTAGGTATTAAACCAAAAAACCAATTTAATGAGAACATTATTATTCCATTATTATAAATTCAGTATAATTACTAGGCTCTACTTTAATCCATTCAGATCCATCAAAAGTAACTTTTACATTATTAAATTCTTCAGATATCCACTTAGCCAAACTGTAAGTGTCCATTCCATGTACTTTTATACAACATCTATTTGATGTATCTGAATCTAATCCAAAACTGTTAAAAATATGACTTTTTACTGTTTCAATCATTTTGGTAATCTTCGATGTGTCATTGGCATAATAATTGGTTTACGTTTTCTTCTTTTTCGCATATCAACAGCAGTAGCACTAATTGGATCAGTACCACTTTGTGGACCAGTTACATTTGTAGGACCATGTGATCCTCCACCAACTGCACCAGCACCCATCTCTTGTATATATTCTTTAAACGATTTCATCTACAGTTCCACTTACGCAATGCTAATGCTTTGCGTGTTGGTTTACCATTCTTTCTCATTGGTCCTTTCATACCAGACATTCTAGCACAAAATGATTTTCTACGGTTTGCTGCTTTACTTCCTTTCTTTAATTTAGATGGTGGAGTAGTCACAGCCATCTTTAACTTAGAACCTGGATTCTCTCTACGATAAGAAGCAACACCTTTACGATTTAGACCACCTTTTGGATCTTTACCTTCTTTTCTACGCCATGCAGCAGTTTCAAACAACTCTTCGTCTGATACTTCTTCAAAATCTTCCCAAATGATTTCAGAATCCATATTGTTGGCTTCTGCAATATCTTCAATTACTTCTTCTAATATATCAAATAGTTCTTCCGCATCATATTCTTCGTAGAATTCAACTTCTTCTTTTTTACAAGAACCTTTTGAATATGGTTTCTTACCGGGAACAGGTTTATATCCAGTCCAGCATCTACCTTCATCCAACTCTAAAAATTGTTTAAATGTTATCATATTTTCCTTAGTATATCTGCTACATCCATCTGAATAGGAATCATAGAGGAGTCTATATCTTTACCTTCAATCCCAACAACTTTTTCTGGCATCAAATTTAAATATAACAAAAATGTCTTAAGTATATCATAATCTCTGTGGTCTACTTTATAGAACAACATTCTAGTGGTTGCTTCTGGACCAAATACATTATTCAAAAGAATAATATGATTTAATATCAATCTTTCTTTGACAGATTTAGTAATCTTATATCTTCGAAAGAGTCTCTTCAAATATTTTATTCTTTTTATATCACTTTCAAATTCTGACATTATACAATTAGGTGAATCATAAGCCTTCATTGCATATAATGTAAAATTCTCATCATTCAAGTCATCAAACATATTTTATTATTTTTATTATAATTATTAACATAATCGGGGTGGAAACCACCCCGTATTCACACATTCACTTAACTATGAACTGTCAATACGCCAGCACTTGAATTAGCAGATACGCCAGTTCCTGTTACTGATACCATAACCTTGTATTGATTTCCGGTATCACCTGTTGCCAAATGACCAGCGGAAATATTTAGAGTATTTGAAGTTACACCAGACCAAACACTACCGTTAGTTAAGTTAGTCCATGTTGAACCGCTATTGGTACTATACATCCACTGATATGTTAGAGGACCAGTAATTGGTGATGCAGAAGCACTAACAGAGAATAATGGTGTCTGTGCAGATCCTGCTAGAACATTAGGAGTATCTGGTTGAGTTACAAATGTGATTGCAGTATTTGGATATACTTGATCATCGCCATCAGTATTCATATGTGATAGTGCAACCAATACTTCTTCTTGAACACGACCAGCACGACCACCAGTTCCAACTGTTCTTAGTGTCCAACCTACCGCAGTGTGTTTACCGGTAACTGCTTCATTCTCATCTACACCGAACAAACCAATAGTTGCACCGGTTGTA